CTTGGTTTAAACGATGATATAATCTTTAGATGGGGGCTGTGTCACCACCACATACCACACAGTCCCCTTTTAAGGAATTTATATTATGTTTTTTGGCGGAACGTCCTTTGCAGGAGCACCTTTTGGAGATTCAGGATTTAATCCTAATGCATTTGTAAATGTATCTGGATCTAGAATAAACGAGTCTACAGGCACAGTTGGTTTAGTAGGTAATGCTAATATAAGCGTTACTGGTAATAGACTTAATTTTACTATTGGTAATGTAACTATTGTTGAAGGCACAGGTGTTATTGTATCTCCTGATGGTAGTCGTATTAATGTTACAAGTGGTGATCCAACTATTGTTGCAAAAGCACTAACAGCTGTAACAGGATCAAGAGTAGATCTAAATACAGGCACACCTACCTTTGCATTTAAATATCCTGTAACAGGATCTAGGGTAAATACAAATACCGGAAGTGTTACAACAGTTGGTAAAGCTACTATTTTACCAAACGGATCTAGAGTAGATGTTAGCACTGGATCTGTCACGGTTACTGCAGATGCAAATTTATCTGTATCAGGAAGCAGAGTTAATTTAACTATAGGAAATGTTACAACTAAAGCAAACGCAACAGTAACAGTCACAACAAATAGACAAAATATTTCAACAGGAACTGTAACCATAGTAGCTAAAGCAACTGTTAGCCCAGATGGTAGTAGAATAAATATGGCAGACGGTTCTGTATTAATTAAAAAATGGGATGGTATTGTACCAGGTGCTACTCAAACTTGGACACCAGTATCAACATCACTAGGATAAAATTATGTTATTTGGAGCAACACCCTTTGCAAACTCACCATTCGCCGATCCAGGTGGCGTAACAGTCTTTGTTTCTTTAACAGGAAACAGAGTAAATGTAAGCACAGGAACAATAGGTATATCTGCTTCTGCAAGAATATTACCTGGTGGATCTGAAATAGAAATATCAGTAGGTAATGTAACAGCTAAAATAGGACAAACAGTAGGTGTAACAGGAGTAAGAATAAACCTTGCAACAGGTACCGCTTCTGTG